CTGCAACAAACTCGTTACGGTCAATTACTTCGCCAGTGTTATTTGTTTCGTCGCAAACGACACGGAAGTCATAGATACCACGACGACCACGAACATCGCGGAGGAATGGTTCTACTAGCGACTTGAACTGTGCACGAGTAAACACGTCGTTGAATTCGAACAGTTGATACTTAGCAGCAGTCGAGATTGCCTTCTCAAGAACGATGAACAGACGACGAACGTTGATACGATCGAATGCCGATGGTTTCGCAAGAAGTGTCTTATCGCCGTAAAGAACAACACCCTGTCCTGGGAACGACACAACTGGGTTGATGCCATTCTTGTAAAGAGTATCACGATCTGTTTGGTTTGGCGAGAACAGCAACTTAACGCAGTTCTTGATACCACCACGGTTCAGACCAGCAGGCGACCACCATGGGTCATTTGTTTGGTCAGTACGAGCACACAGACCTGCAGTGTCAGCATTCAGAGGAATGTTTACATACACGTCATTATACTTGTCGTACTGAACTTTCCAACCCGAATCCATAACAGCGTATGAAGTCGAACGGTCAAGTGTTGAATTTCTATATGTTACGATGTCATCCGCCTCGTCGCCAACGTTGTTTTGGACTGCTGCAAGAGGAGGCGAAAGGAACGCAACGCAGTCAAGACGATCGAGAACAATGTTATCGATTACGTGCTGGACAGTAGCAACAGCATGGTTGCCTGTCAGAAGAAGCGACACGTCAACAAGTTCCTTGTTTGCAAACAAATCATAACCTGTTTGAACGTTACCATCTGAAGGAGCAGCGTCAACACCACCACCTAGTGAATCGTCTGTTGCATCAGCGAGAGTGTGATAAACGCCTGCCGATGCAGCAGCGCCCCATGCAAGATCTTCATCTGCTGCTTGAGTTGGGTGATCCATCCACCACACATACTTTGACTGATTGTTTAGAACGTTCTTGTAGTAGATCGATCCGCCGTCGCTTGATTTGGCATCAGAAGCAACAGAAAGGAATGGGAACTTCTCAAGAACCGTGCCAGCAACGCCAGTAAATGCACCATCTTCGTCGACAACGATAACATGAACTTCATCGTTTGATGCGCCTTTCGACGCAGCATAAGTTGATGTGCTTGGAGCACCATCGAATTGTGCTTCATATTCCCAACCACTGAAGTTTGCAGCATCGCAGATAGAAATCTTTAGCGAGTTTCCAACAGCACCTGGATACTTAGCGGCAACTGGACCAACCGATCCTTCACCATTAGCATAAGATGCGTCATAAACATCTTGGTTCTTGATTGCAACTGCTGTGCCTGATGCAACAGCGTTTCTCGCTGCGTCACCTACCGTACGAACCAGTTGAAGGTTGTTGCCATATCCAAGGAAGTTGGCAGCAGTGTAAAAATGCACTGTTGTTGTGCTTGTTGGTTTACCGAACTCACGAACGAGTTGATTTTCCGACGAAATTGTTTGAATTTGATTTACAGGACCCCATAGGAAGTAACCAACGTATCCGCCCGCAGAACTTGAAACTGCTGGCACGACGTTAGTAAGATCCTTCTCTGTAACTAGGACTCCTGGCGATAATTGAAATGCCATATTCTTCTCCTCGTTTGTAAAAACTGACAAATACCACTGTCTTTGGTTTGTTTATCAACTTATTTATAAATTGTGCATTTTATAATAACCAGTTTCGTTTATCGGATGCCCGATCAACTGTCCATAAATCACCACTATCTATAAAGACCTCTTCTTCAGTCCCATCCATTATAATACCAAATGGGGTCAGTTCTTCTTCTATTTGTCTCATCTGACTGTCATATAACTTCCTACGAATATCAATGTCAGTCAAATCTCTAAAGTATGTGTTACTAGTAACCCATGCAAACATAACCAAACTCATCACAAGGTCATCGAAATAACCTTCATCTGCCATCCAACTTCCCTGTTTCTCAATGAAAGTAGAGAACTCAGAAATGGTATCAGCATCAAAAATTAATAATTTCTTTTCTTCTAGCAATGATTTGAGAGTAAAACAACCCTGTCTCTTGACCTGCTTGGTCATTCGCACACCCATTTGAGTTGCTTTGCCAAATCCTGGAGATAGATATTGTTTATTCACATCCTTTGCTGTAGTTAGGATATTATCATACTCTAATTCTGCGTGCAAAATATCTGCAACTTGCTGCCCAATATCATTAATTTCAATCATGACATGGGCATTATTAAAATCTCTTGCAACCTTATTTATAACGTTCGGATATAGCATTGGAGCAATCTTATTGTTGCGATATTTAGCAACCAACCTGTATGGAACTTCCGTTGCATCAACAACAGTAAACGCCGAGTAGTCGCCGCCGATGCCTCTAGCAGTATCAACGCCCATAACATAAGTGTGGTCTGGGATCGGATCTTCGAAGATTTCCAAACCATCCTTCAAATAAATCGGATCGATCGAACTCATCGCACCAAGAGTTTGCGCATTGATAAGTGTATTGCTCGATCCAAGGAAATTACAGAGAACTTCTTGGTTGAACTTCAGTTCTCCAAGCAGTCTTAACTGTTCTTCTGCCCATGCATCATCACGCCCTGGAATCTCAGTATAAGGAATGAACATGGGTTCAAATCCATTCAATCCCTTTTCCGCCTCGTTCCAGAATTTCCAGAAGTGATTATAACCGAGTGGTGTAGAAGTCAACAGAATCTTTGTGGTTTGACCAGCAGAAATAGTAGGATAAACCGAAGCAAAGAATTGCTCAGCGACAGTGTTTGGAATGATTGCCGCTTCGTCGATATACAACCAGTTAACCGATCTACCACGAATACCAGATGCAGTCGTGGCAGCAGTAAATACCTTTGAACCGTTTTCTAATTCGATGTCGCCCTTGTTCCAAGTACGCACACCTTGTTGCATCCAAATCGGAAGATTCTCATACATACCTTGATAACGAGACATAACTTCTCTCGCACCAGCAGTTTTGTTCGCCATTATAGCAACTGTCTTGGAATCTTGGAAGAGCGTATACCAGAGAATGCAAGCAGCAGAGGTAATCGTTTTACCCTGCTGACGACCTTCCATCAGAATCGCTTTACGATTGTTTAGAATGTGGTGAACCTTTGCCTTCTGACACTCATAGAGTTTGAAGTATTGCAAACCATGGTCAAGTGTGACGATTTGGCAATAGTTCTCAATAAAGTAAATTGGATCGTCCTGACACTTAATCAGTTCTTCCAGTTGCTCTTGGGTAAAGGTGTGTTTGTAACCAATCGGTTTTAAGTTAATATTACCGTGGTATGAATTGTCGTCACTCATGTTCTATAATTTTTTCTTTTTCCGCTTTCAATGCTCTTAACAGATCTTGTGTAGAACCTGCGAACACAATATTATTTTGCGTGTCGATATTCTGCTTCTTTGGTTCTTCTTCTTTCAGTTTCTTTTTTGCCTGTTGAAGTTTTAGAAGATCCTGAGCAGCGTCGCCTGTTGTTTTGATCAATTGTCCGACGACTTCATACGCACGAGGACTGTCGCTGGCAAGTGCAACGTTTAACATTCCATCAAGTGCCTGTTGACTTTTATCAATGAGATCGTTAAGTTTCTTTCTGGCAACTTGATAATCGTCTTCGATATCATCACCAGTCGAAATGATTTCAGGAACTAGTGGTTGTGCAACCACAGCAGGAACCTCCGAAACAACTTCAACAACCTCTGGAGTTTCTGTTGTTTCAGTTCCAAAGAGATCGTCAAGATCTTTGTAATTACCCTTGCTCATAGACTTCATCGAATTGCTCCACATAATCCCATGTTCCATCTGGGGTTGCATCATCAGGATCTGTTGTTACTTGATATTTTTGTTGGTAGTTTGGTTGGTCAATATCGGTATAAGTTTGTGCGATTGCAGTTCTAATGATACCTTGCTGCTCAACTGGACCGTAAAGATTCAGACCAAGTGTGAAATTAAGAGTCCAAATAATCGAACGTCTTTGCAGATAGTCGCCCTCATAATTATCTTCGTAATTGATTGAGTCAAGAACTATTTGTAAGTCTCTCTTGATCCCCATTTCTGGAATGTCAGTTATTGTTACACAAAAATCAGGATTGAAGAAAGGAATAATTTGCTCAATAATTTGCAGACCTTCATCTTGATTTTTTGACATGATGAATAATGAGACGCCCATGTCATAAGGTGTGCTTGTAAACTGACTGCGCAGCATATTAGGATCGTCGCCTTGACCCACCGCTACGTTCTTAGTTAGAAGATTAATTTTTCTTGCAGGATTATATTGCAACCCTGTAATCTCAAAACCCATTCTTGGTAGAATAATTGCTGCTGCTTGGGTTGTGGTTGCAGGAACCTCAGCAATACGAGCAAGAAACTTATTCTTTGGTGAATATGCAAGAGGGACACGCAGAGATTGCACTGTTTCATTCGCAGCATTAAATCTCTTGACAGTAATCTGATTGAAGATTGTGCCAAAAGCAATGATTGCTTTACGAATGTGTTGGTGGTAGAAGTGTTGACGTAAAAACATTATGCTCTCTTTTGAACCTCACCGAATGGATTGAATGCAGTAAAGTCTAGGATGCCTTCCGCCTCTACTTCGAATTCATCGTTGTCTGATTGTGGATCGGTATCTACTGTTGCATATTTCTGCAGAACAATAGAATCACCCGAAGTGTTTAATACCAAATCACCCGATTCCATGAGCAACTGGAAGCGATATAGATCCTGACTTGATTTGTCAGTGATAGAATCAATCTCTTCAATACCAGTATCAATATTTTCGGAACTGAATTCGAATACGTCGCACTGCAGTTTATAAGTATAAATTTTACCAAGTTGGTAGAATGGATTTAAGAAGTCAACATATTTGATTACAAAGAATGTTTTTGTCTTTGAGAAGTATAGTAAGTCGCCTTCTGCTGGACGACCTGGAAGTTGAACTGTTGCATTCTGCGCAACACCCTCTTCCCATCTTCTTTTGGCAACAACGAACGTGGCAGAAGATCTAAACTCGAAACCAAACTTAGTAAATAATTCGCCCTCGCCCTCGAAACCTTGAATATTCTCAAGATACATTTCGAGAGGATATGCCTGATCAAAATACTGGAGTGCATCCTCGCCGAGAATACCGTCTAGATTGCCAGTCTGTCTTGGAAGATAGTAAACGTCATGACCATAAATCTTTAAACTTTCAATGACAAGATCCTCCAACAAACGCTGTTCGTTTGTAGTTCCAGAGGTATTTCCTGATTGAAAGTAGAAGTTGGTAGGCATGTTTTATCCCACCATGAAATCGACTGGCAACTCTGAACTTAATTGCATGTCTTGTTGGATCATCCGAATCTCTTCGACCGCCTCATCGTATACCTGTTGACCGTTCATGACGATACCTCCAGGTAACTGCATACCACCAAATTTCTTCATGTTATCGCCCCATTGCTTTTTGATTAGCGCAGTTGCATATGTCTTAAGGAATCGGTCATTATATACTTGGGTGTATGTATTCGGATCGAGAATGCGATAACATTCAACAATTACGTAATCACCAGGATCGAAAACTTCTTCCCAGTTTACGTCGATAAACATCTTGTCCATCTTACGATTATATCGAATAGATCTGTCACCAACCAGAAGCATATCAAGCATTGATAGATGCTGCTGAACTTGGGTGTAGTAAACCATATCTGCTGACAGTAGATTATACATGTCATTCAGACGAAATTGGTAGATGATATCGAACATATTGTTTCGATTATTCATACCAGAACTTGGACCGTTTACTGGGAGGACACGAATAACGCCGATTACCGAATCTGGGATAGGAATATATCCGTTTTGAATATCGCCAGGAGTATAGAAATTATCTGTTGATGCTAGTGCTCTGCTGAATCCTGATACTGACCCAGTAACAGTTTCGCCAGCAACGAATGTTCCCTTTACGCTGGAAACTCTAGAATTTGTCCCGCTGAGAGAGAAAAGTTTACAAGTCGCGCCTGATGTTGCGCCAGTTAAAATTTCATCAATCTCAAAGGATGGAGCAGATAGACCTGAAAATTTAAGTTCTGCAGTTGTAACTTGGTGGGTGAGGTAAAGACGCTCAACCCCATCAAAATGAAACTCTTGAAAATACTGCAATGCATCATCGATTCGATCTTCAATTTGATCTTCATCGACGTTTATTTCGATTACGGGAAACCCTAGTCTACGTAGGCAGTAATCGATTAATTCTTGTCTTGATGCAACTGTCATATCTTGTCCTCTTTAGGACTATTTATAATGAACCCATGTCGTATGTCGACGGACTAGTTCCTGTTAAATCGCCTAAATCAATTGTTTCTGGGATAGTAAAAAACTCTGGATTATAACCACCGACTTCGATGATACTGCCATCAGTTTTCTTCGAGTATAGTGTTCCGTCCGCCAGATTTACAGCAAGTTCTCCAACTGCAATATCTCCAGCGGCAGGTATCGCACCTGATGTTTCACTTCTTTTAAGTTGAACTACTGTTCCCATATTAGTTTAACAAATTCCCTGCTGCATCATAAACATTAATACGGAAGTATGCACTTGAGTTTCCATCAAGAAGGTCAGCATCAAGTCCCGAACCCGAACCATCAACTGTTTTTAGTTTGGTCAGAATATCTGCTGCAGTATATGAAGATGCAGGAAGTGCTGCATCTGCAGTCGCACCTTGTGCCGCAGTAGCATATGCAGTAGCAGCGGTAGTAGCAGCAGTTCCAAGACCCAGCGTTGTTCGAGCAGTTGCAGCATCGGCATCGTCAATCAGAGTCAAACCAAAGGCACTAACAGCAGAAGAGTTTAACTTGGTACCAATACTCGTAGTTATAGTGGTTGAAAAGTTAGCATCATCACCGAGTGCAGCAGCAAGTTCGTTTAGTGTGTTTAATGCCTCAGGAGCAGTATCAATAACATTGGCAACCGCAGTTGTAGCAGCATTGTCAGCATAAGTTTTAGTAGCAATTGTGGAATCTACTGCGACCGCACCATTAGTAATTGTAATACCTGTTCCAGCGCTGAAGTGTGCGCGAACATCAGATGCACTTGGTCCAGTATAAGTTAAAACACCAGTCGAACTGTTATATGAAAGCGATCCATCGCCTCCAGAATCAGTTACTGATACTGCGCCTCTTGCTCTAGCATTTGTGAAGTAGAGGTTTGTTGAACCTTCTGTGATTTCATCCGTATTATCTTTGCCTTGAACAGCGGTATCCACGTAAGTCTTAGTTGCTACGGTGCTGTCAATATCGAAAACACCAGTCGAACTATTATAGTCAAGACCAGTGCCACCTGAAATATCAGAAAGTGTAATAAACCCTGCAATTGCAGATTCTTTTGCCAGAGGGAAACCGCCCGCAGTGCTTCCGTCATGAACGACAACGGTATCTTTCGTTGTGTCGACAGTAACTTCACCAACAGCACCTGTAAATGCAGAGTGCTGAGTAGTGGTTCCTCTTCTAAGTTGTAAAATCGTTGCCATTTGTATCTCCTAGTCCACTCTATTTAGTTGTATGTTCCACCATCTAGAATGGCACCGTCTTCAATATTGTCTAAAGATGTTTTTAGAAGTTCGTAACCACCAGCAGTCGATCCATCATGAACTCTCAGAGACCAGTTAGTTGTGTCTACTGTAACTTCTGCCTCGGCACCAGTAAATGCTTGGTGTTGGGTGGAAGTACCTCTTCTCAGTTTTACTCTTGCTGCCATTAGATACTCCCGTAATCTACAGAGTTATACGCAGCAACATCATCTGTAATTAATCCATAATCCAGATCAGTTAACTGATTGAGACGAACAATAGCAACTCCAGGGGTTGTTGAAGTATCTACGTCGAAATCGCTGAATGCAGTGTCCGCAAATGAAATTGTGGTGACAGAAGTTTCCCCTGTCCCACCATCTACTGCGACTCCGCCAATAGTAACAACAGTACCATCTGTTGCTTTAGAA